GGTTATGAATGGAAAACTGGTCGCCTCTCCCCTTACATTGAGGCAGGTCTAGGTGTTTCCGTTCCTGATGGTGGTGAGAATGACACCTTCAAGGCACTTGAAGTTGGCACAAAACTGAAGATTACTGATAGTTTCTCTGCTTATGGTAAGTGGGAGAACATCTTCCAAGATAGCGATGACACTCGCGATTGGAAAGTGGAAGTCGGTACCAAGTACAAGTTCTGATAGTAGATAAATGAAACTCAAAGCACTCGCAGCAGTTGCTGCTGCCACTCCCCTGATGGTTGCCTGCGGTAGCGCAGAGAAAACTTCTTTCAAATTGAATGGTGCAGGTGCTACCTTTCCTGCTCCACTTTATAATGCATGGTTTGGATCTTTTGCTCAAGAAACTGGCAATCAAGTCAATTACCAAGCAGTTGGTAGTGGTGCTGGTGTCCGTCAGTTCACTGCTAAGACTGTTGACTTCGGTGCCTCTGATGGTGCTGTAAGTGATGTAAAGCAGAAACTGCCTATGGTTCACATTCCTGTGACTGGTGGTGCTATTGTTCCTGCTTACAACCTGACTGGTTGTGCTGCTAAAATGACACAGACTGAACTTGCTGATGTCTTCCTTGGCAAGATCACTAACTGGTCTTACTTTGGTTGTGCTGACAAGAAGATCGTCACAGTGTGGCGTTCCGATGGTTCTGGTACTACCAAAGGTTTCACCAACTCCTTGTCTGCCTTCTCTCCTGAATGGAAAGAAAAGGTTGGCACTGGTAAGGCAGTTTCTTGGCCAGTTGGTATCGGTGGCAAAGGTAATTCTGGTGTCGCCGCTAGCATCAAAAACCTTGAAGGTTCTATCGGTTATCTTAATTATGGTTACGTTGTCAACAATAGTGACTTCCAACAGGTTGCTCTTCAAAATAAGTTTGGCAACTTTGTGACTGCTGATGCTGAAACTTCTGCTGCTGGTTTGAGTAAGATCGTCTTGGATGACCAACTTCGTGGTGCTGATCCCAATCCTGATGGAGCACGGTCTTATCCTATCGTCTCTCTGACTTGGATTCTTGCTTATCCAGAATCCAAGACTGGAGTAAAGGAAACTCTTCGTTATATGTTGAGTGAGAAGTCGCAAGGTCTTTCAGATTCCCTGGGATATGTACCTCTCCCAGAGTCTCTTCGACAGAAAGCACTTGCTGCTGTTGACTCGATTAAATAAGAATAGTATAATTGGGGACGTAAGTCCCCTTTCTTATGAAAATTAATCTCTGGTATTCCAAGAGTATGGGTCAATGGCGTTGGACTCTTACTGATGAGAAAGATACAAAATGGATGGAATCAGGACAGCGACCAGTTCTACGTGATGCAATGGAAGATGTTGCCAAAACCGTAGAGTATATGTTAGAATATGAGAAGAAGGGCGATTAGCGCAGCGGTAGCGCAGTTGCTTTACACGCAATTGGTCGGGGGTTCGAATCCCTCATCGCCCATATAAATAAAAAGAAAAAACTAATGACTCACTTTAATTGGAATATTGAATATCTTAAAAAGTATTCATCTCTGGGTGAGCATAATGATATTGTCTATACAGTAGGGTATGATTGCATTGGTATTAATACCTCTGGCATTCTAACAACCACATATAATAAAATTGGATCAGTTGATCTCTCTACAGAAAATCTTGAAAATCCAATTGCTTATGCTGATTTGACAAAAGATGTTGTAATTAGTTGGTTGTCTGATATAAAATCTACTGTTGAAACTACTGTTGAGGGTAATATAAACGGTAATGATGAAACCTACATTCAAAACTTCCCCTGGGATTGATAAATAGATCTGGAAAGACTTCTGTGAAAGAAGGAACACATTATACAAAACGATGGATAACATAAAGGTAAGATGCCGCTCCTGTGGTCGGGAGTTGGAGGGGCATCCCAGCAAGACAGTTTCTTGTGGTTGCCCTAATATGGCAACAATTCGTGGTGATAAAGTATCTGCGGTTGACTTGTCGCAGGTTGTTATGTTAAACTCTTATCAACCCAACAATAAGAAGGGTGTTCTGTCACAACAAGATATTCAGTGGCAAGAACAAAGACGACAACGTAAAGTTCGTAAATTGAACTTCGAAGTTCGCTAGGAAAGTTGACCGAGTGGTTTAAGGTAGCAGTCTTGAAAACTGCCGTGTTAGTAGCACCCAGGGTTCGAATCCCTGACTTTCCGTTTTAACATAAATACCAAAAAAGTCTTTATGACAGATGGGTATTCAGATAAACGGACAGAACGATGAGATTCGTGCAGTTAACGGATCTGGAAGCGTTCATCTTGATCTATTTGGAAATGTAACTAGTGATCTTATCATCAATAGTGGGCATATTGGCGTCGGAACTGATGATCCTACTAGTCCAGTGCATACTCTTAATCCATGTGTAGTTCATGTTGGTATCGTAAGTGCTCATACAATTCACGGTACTTTTCATGGTGATGGATCTAACTTAACTGGTGTCTCAGCGTTTGTTACTGGGATGATTATGATGTACTCAGGTGCGACTGCTCCCAGTGGTTGGGCTCTATGTGATGGTCAGAACGGTACTCCCGACTTGCGTGATCGTTTTATTGTTAGCTCTGGTAGTACCTATACCATTGGTGGTACTGGTGGTAGCGCAGATGCTATTGTCGTAAGTCACACTCATACGCTTACTGATCCTGGTCATACTCACACATATTCACGCGCAGAAAACGTTGCATCAGGTAGTGCAGAAACTTCTAGTCAACAAACAACTTATACTGTTGATTATGGAACTCATACTACTGATTCTGGTACCACTGGCATCACTGTTGATAGTGCAGGTTCATCTGCAACTGGTGCAAACTTACCACCTTACTATGTTCTTGCCTTCATTATGAAGCTCTGATATTAATTTAGTGAACAGGTTATATTGAAGATCAAAGACCTCCTGTCCCCCTCACCGTCAAAGGGTTTTACATAGTGATACAGGTGACCTGGCATAATATACACTCTTCCAACAATAGCGTCGATAGTGAATGAATTCTGATACCTAGCAGGAACGTTTGGATTGCAAAATGCAGTGTGAGTGAACGCATCAGTTCTAAGTAACGTCATTCCTTCAGAGGTTGGAGGAACTTCAATGTAGTAAACTCCGATCAGATCAACCTTTCCGTGGTTATGAACTACATTGAACGCTCCTGCTCCGTTCTCCATCAACCAGTAGTGTAAAGTATTAACATGGAGATTGGTTCCCTCTTCTTCTAAGAACTCATTGACAAACTCTTTGGTGAGAGTTATTGCTTCGCTCAGGTGTGGAGAGTCTGGATCTTCAGTCTGTACTATAGAATGCCATCCTAAGGCATTGGTTACATTTATTCCTTTGTCCTTTTCTTTTACTTTCAAGAAGTCGGACTTTATATCTTCATTGTTGATATGTTGAGTTAGATCGGTGGACACAATGAAATTGGGAAATATATTTCTATCAATACAGCGATTTGTGAATTTACGCATGGAATTACTTTTACCTTTATAAACTTATAATATCATCATTGACAACTTATTGCAAACCCAACCTGATAAATATCTAAAAAGTCTGGTGCAGGATGTCTAGGATACGCGCTAATAGAATAACTAGTAATGTTGGTGGGGCACCAGAATTTGAAAATGGTGTTTATGTAAGTGGAATTGCTACTGTCACCAACAGACTTGATGTTCAAGGTAATATGAATGTCGATGGTGTCATCACTTATGATGATGTCACTAACGTTGATTCTATTGGCATTATCACCGCAAGAACTGGTGTTAGAGTTCTTAATGGTGATTTTTTAATGGTTGGATCTGCATCCTCTTTGGGTATTGCAACAGACAAACCATTAGTTTCAGTTGATGCATCAAGAGCAACAGATGCTTTTGCACTTCCACAAGGAACTACAGAACAAAGACCAAATGGTGAAGGTCCTTTTCTTAGATTTAATACCACAAATAGTGCATTAGAATACTATAATGGTACAGATTGGGTAGAGATAATTTCGGATTATTTCCCCACTGGTTCAGTTATTTTAGGTTGAGGTAAGACATAATGGCGAACGAATATTTAACAAGAACTCCCACAAGCACTGGTAATCGTCACGTACATACAGTATCTGTTTGGGCAAAAATTGGTAGTTCAAATAGTCTAAAATACAGAACATTTTTTGCTGCTGGATCTTCCTCCCCAAACGCACGGAGTGAGTATGGTCTTGATAGTAATGGTAATTATAATATGGGAATCAATGACAATGGTTCCCTATGGCATCAGGCAATTACTACTGCGTTTGCTAAGTATGGTGATGGTGGAAGCTGGATGCATTTTTGTGTGTCAGTTAATTCTACTCTTCCACTTGAAAGAGATAGAATTAGATTTTGGATAAATGGTAGTATATATCCATATACAGTCGCTAGTCCGTTAAACATAAATGCTATTACTCCAATAAATGATATTGTTGGTCATTATGTTGGTAGGTATGTAGATGCATCACAATATTGGGATGGAGAATTATCAGATTTTTTCCTTGTAGACGGTGAAGCACTCACACCAGATGTGTTTGGTTTCTATAAAGAAGGAAAAGGATATCAGTCTTCTGGGACTACAAAAGCAACTGATTTCCGTCCAGGACAGTGGTCTCCACATTCACCAAGAAAGATTAAAACTGAAATTGAAAGAAACGGTGGATTTGGTGTGAATGGTATCTATCTTCCTATGAATGATAGTTCCAACTTCGGTGCTGACTTCCACTGCACTCCTAATACTATCATCAAACTAAAAGGAGAAGACCTACCACAACCACGCAATGGTGCTCCTACAACTACTGATGCTTATGTCAGTCAGTTGAGAGAAGATCCTTATGCTGCTAACTTGGTTCTTGCTGTTCCTGGTGCATCTACTAGCACTAGTGCCAATTTAATTACGAACGGAACTTTTGATAGTGATATTAGTGGGTGGACAACAGTTCAGGCAACAACATCTTGGCGGTATGGTGCAATAAGAATAGTGCCTAATATTTCTGTAAATGGTGGTGTTTATCAGAGTGTTACCACAGAAGTTGGAAAGAGATATACACTTTCTTATGAAATTTCTTATGCTACTAACCTTTGGGGAAGAGTACACGCAGGAACATCAACAGATATTAATAGTGCTGATAAGTATGCTTATACTAATGGCGATTTGAATAATAAGGGTGTTGGAAAATATACAACAAGTTTTACAGCAGCAACTACAACAACGATCATTTGGTTAGAAGTTGGTGGAGGGCAATCAAGTACACTTGATTTTGACAACATTGTACTCAAACAAGAAGACGCACCAAGAGATTACTCTGCTGACATCAAAGGTAATGGAATCAATAAGACTCTTACGCCAAATGGAAATGCTGGTGTGGGTTATGAGATCTCAGGATATTATGGAAGTGCGATGATTTTTGATGGTGATGGTGATTATCTTAATGCGGGAAGTAGTTCAGACTTTGATTTTGGTAGCGGAGATTTTACTGTTGAGTATTGGCAGAATATTGACAGTAATTCTCCCGATGAACCTGGCGTAGGAATATGGGATGATGCCAATGACCAGAGATCTTGGCTAATTTATCAAAATACTAGTGGTCTTCCAAGATTTTTCGTATCTACTGATGGAACAAGTGCTGGTAATATCTCTATCAGTTCCAACTACGTAAATGATACAATTCCAGATAATCAATGGAATCATATATGTATGGAAAGAAGTGGTTCAACTCTTGCTGGATACGTTAATGGTGTTTGTGTTGGAGTAAATACATCTCTTGAAACACAATCACTATATTCTCCTGTCGATCCACTCTGGATAGGAAGATGGTCAACCAATTATACAAAAGGTAAATTACAAGACCTCCGTATCTATAAAGGCATAGCAAAATATAATGGTGGTTTTGATGTTCCGAAACCTTATACACCTATAGGTATTGGGAGTTGGAGACAGTCTTCTGGTACTTGTAATGGGAATAACTTTGCTACTATGGAGCCTCTTGCTTCCACAGCAACTCACACTAATGGAGGTCTTACAGTACAACCAAGTAGTTCTGTAAATTATAGTGCATCAATATCAAACCTTATGGTCAATTCTGGTAAATGGTATTGTGAACTTAGATTTGATGAAGAATCAACAGGAAATATTATTCCAGGAATTTCAGAACTAGAAAATCTTGGATTTAGAGACATATATGGGGGAGCAAATGGGACAAATTTCTTTGGACAATCAATTGATACAAATGATACTGCTGGTGTAAGATTTGGTATTACTGCCAATGATGGTGATATTATATCAATGTATATGGATTTAGATTCTTCACCAATTACTTGTAGTTTCACCGTAAATGGAGGTTCTGCAACTACATATAATTCGAATGACTTAACTTACAATTATAATAATTTAATTCCTGGTAGGACATACGGATTTGTTGTTTCCGATGCTCAAAGTGCTGTTACTGGAATTCAGGCAACATTTAACTTTGGTCAAAACCCAACTTTCTCTGGACAAGATACAACACCAGGAACCTATACAGATGCTAATGGTAAGGGACTGTTTAAGTATCAACCACCAGCTGGTTACTTAGCATTATGTACGGATAACTTACCAACTCCTGCGATTGCTGATCCTGGTGATCACTTTAAGACTGTGCTTTGGACTGGTGGAGGAAACTCTGCTCCCAGCAGAAGTATTAGTGATGTTGGATTCAAACCTGATTTAGTTTGGATAAAAGAACGTAATAATTCTACTGACCATGTATTAGTAAATAGTATTTCGGGAGCAAGTCGTTATCTTTCTTCGAACGACCCCAGGTCAGAATTACCATATTCTAGTGGACCACGAACATTTGATACGAATGGATTTACAATTGGTCCTGGTAGTGCTATTAATGGTACTGATGACGATTATGTGGCATGGTGCTGGAAAGCAGGTGGTGCCGCAGTAACAAACACAGATGGTTCAATAACTTCTCAAGTCTCTGCGAACCAGACTGCTGGGTTTAGTATTGTTTCTTATACTGGTAATCAAACTGATAATGCAACTGTTGGTCATGGACTTGGAAAAGTTCCTGATGTGATTATTGTAAAAAATAGAAATAGTGCTGTTGCTTGGGGTGTGTGGCATAGTTCATTAACATCTGGTCAAATTTTAAGACTTAACACCACCACTGAAGCACAGACACCAACAACTGCTTATTTCCAAGATGAAAACAATACATCTTCAGTATTTGCACTTGGAACTAATGATGAAACAAATGATGATGATGGTGACACATATATTGCTTACTGTTGGGCAGAAATAGAAGGTTACAGTAAGTTTGGAACTTACACCGGAATTGGTGGTTCTGATGGAACATTTATAAATTGTGGATTTAAACCTGCATTTTTAATGATAAAGAGAACTGATTCAAATGGTGAGTGGTGGATGTATGATAGTTCAAGAGGTTCAACTAATCCAATTCCTAGAATGTTAATGGCTAATAGTAACTCAGATGAACAAGAAGATAGTGCCTCATACTTGTTAGATCTCGTTTCAAATGGATTTAAATGGAGGTCTGGCTTAGCCGCAGCACAGGGCAATGGTAACACTTTCATCTACATAGCATTCGCAGAATCACCACTCCAGACTGCGAACGCTAAATAAATAAGAACAACCATTCGTTTTATATTTTCATAAACAATTATGGCTCACTTTGCAAAACTCGACGAAAATAACGTCGTTACTCAAGTCATTGTCGTTGACAATAAGGATATTACTGATCCTCATACTGGACAAGAAGATGAGATTCTTGGAATCGCTTTCTGTAAGAAACTCCTTGGAGGAAATTGGAAGCAGACATCTTATAATGGCAATATGAGAACCCGTTATGCAGGAATCGGATATTCCTATAACGCAACTCACGATGCATTTATTGCTCCTCAACCACACGCATCTTGGACTATTGATGCAACCACAAAAGATTGGGTATCACCATTGGGTGCAGCACCTGCATTGACTGATGCAGAAGAAACGGCAGGATCATATTATGTTTGGAATGAGACTGCATATCAGGCAGACAACACAACTGGATGGGAATTAGAAACTCCTTCTGCTGAATGATTTAATTAGGAGAAAATTGAAATGAATCTTCGTTTACCTGGCGTAGATACTGCCATTAAATATCTGCGCCCTGATGCTAAATTTGATCTCTCTAATCAACACTTTACACGATGGGAATGTCCTCACGGGTCTGAGCCACCTCAATGGTCTGAAATTGAAGAGCAAATTAAAAAAGATGTTGATACTTACAATTATTATCTTTATGCCCGCAATAGGGAAAAGGAATATGGTGATTGGAAACAACAACTGAACCTACTTTATGATGATATCAAATCTGGAAACTTGGAGAATGGTAAATGGGTTCAGTTTGTCGATTCAATAAAAGAAAAACATCCTAAACCAGAAGGAGAACCACCGCAGTAAATAGATGGCACTGAATAAACTAACTAAGGTTCACTCAACTGGTGTCGGTGAAAATATTTCACTAGACACTCATGCTATTGATGCAAATGCAATCAACGTTGTTGGTATTGTTACAGCAACAGAATTTCATAAGCAGGATGGTAGTATTGTTGGTGGAGCAGCTGCACCTGGAATTTCTACATCACTTGCAATCGCATATTCAACAGCATTGTGAGTAGAGTTATAAGAACTAAATAACTCATATAAAAGAAGACTAATCGTAAGATGGCAAAGAAGTTAGTTTATAACTACACATTTACTCCTGGTATTGGGAATGTTGGTAATGTTGTTATTAAGGGCAACTATCCTTCAAAAGTCTGGCAATTAGTTACTGTTACTGGTACTGGTGGATTATATCCTCATACCTTTGTCCGTGATGAATATGCATCAACTACTGGTGCAATAGAAATTATTAGTGGTGGTTCTGGCAATCTTACGATGGCTAGTACTACTACTTTTAATGAAAACAGTGGTCTTCTTACAGTTGTTACAACAACAAATCACAATTTAAGTACTGGGGCGACGATTAAGTTCCGTCTCCTTGGTATGACATTTACGTGTGCCAAAGATAATCACGCAACAGAACACTCATATCCAAGAACAACTGACCCAACATACAATCAAGCGTTAACAATTACTGTAACTGACGCAACTACATTTACTTGTAATGTTGGTAGAAGTGTAGGTGGTGCTATTTCGTCTGACAACGAAATCATCTATAACTTTGCAGATGCGTCTATGGGCGGATCTACTTATTATAATAGTTCTCTTGATGAGACTACCTTAACATTTAAGAAAGATACTTCACACCTTGACCCTCTTGATGATCTTCAAATCTTTATTGATATTCAAGAAGATAAGATTGACTTCTCTGAAACCTTTACTGATCCTGTAAGTAAGTTAAGAGTTTCTAATCCACAGAACCTGATTGATACTGACTTTGAATATGGTCTGCAACCAACGAAGTGGGAAACCATCGAACTTGTAAATAACGTTCCTTCATTCTTCGCAGATACATCTAACTATTCTATTTCTGATGTTACTTCCGTAACTACTCTTGCTGGTAGTGAGAATATTCGTGTAACAACAGCATCCGATCATGGTCTTACTGTTGGTTCACCTATTGACGTTCAGGGTCTTACTTCAAGAACCGCAGAAGGAAAGTATCTTGTTTCATCAGTTGCTTCTGACACAGAATTTATCTATAAAGGAAAAGCAACACAGGCAACTTCCGCAACAATTAATGGAAGTTATACTGTTATAACTCCAGGAGAGTTTTATTCTGGTTCTGATATTAATATTAATGAAACAAAAGGTATTGAAACTGATGGACGTAGACCATCAACTCTCAGTATGGATACTGATTATCATCATGGATTTGCGAAGGGTTCTAGTGTTTATTTGACAAATACAATTGGTTCTAGAAAACTTACTATTAGTGATAGAGCGACTGATATTGCACCCGATGGAAGACCTTATGTAGACCATGTAAATACACTTGCGTTAAATGCAAGTGTTAGAAGTGATTTGACTGAAACCAGACAAATGACTGGTACATATGCAATTAAGTTTGGTATCGACTCAGTTAATACTGCAAATAATACAATTACCTGGGAAAATCATAAACTAAAAGTTGGTGATGTAGTTTTATATTCAAAACCACAAGGTGATACTGCTATCGGGAATCTTGGAGATTTTAATCTTTATTATGTAAAATCAGTACCAACATCAGACACAATTACATTGTGTGAGACTACTAATGGAGATTTTACAAACAATCCAGAAATTAATTTTATTAGTACTGGTACTTCCCAATATGGTAGACATACTCTAATTCTTGCTTATGAGATTAGGAGATGTTATAAAGGTTCTAGAAGTTGGTATAGTTACTGGTACACTAGACATAACAGAGATGGTGTTGGTTCTGGTTCTGATCTTGTTACCTATGGTCAGACTACTGATGCAAATGGAAACACTGGATACTTTGGTTTAGGTGCTAGAAAACCTGATAGATATATGTTTATCAGAACTGATGCCAATGCATTTCATAATAGACACATAAGAACTGGAAGCAGTGGTGGAACTTTCTTTGGTAGAGGAAAAGAAACAAATTTTGTATTAGGATCTACACCTGATGGATATAATTTCCTTGAAGACTTTGAAAGATTTAATAGTACTTCTACATATCCAAGAAGATCTACTGGTTTAAATCATACAAATCATACTTATAACACATATGGTTTTAGACATTATGCATTAACCAATGATTATAATGGTGGTTATTCTGTAAACTTTACACAAGGTTTAATTTTCTTTGTTCCATTAATAAATGATCCGGAAGCAGACTCTTTATATATTCCTAATCATGGATTTGATGATGAATCAACATTGACATTAACGACAGATTCTGGTTCTGATTTAACTTACAGAACTGATACTACAAAATCATACAATGTAACACCAACAAATTCTTCATTTGCTAGTGGAACATCTTCTGTAATTACAGTTCTTTCTGGCAACAGAATTAAATTGAATAGTGCCTTCAGACTTCGTACAGCATCTGGAACATATACTGCATCTGGAAGTAAAGCAAATCCAACTGCAAATACATTCTACTTTAATACTCATGATTTAGTAGCAAAAGAGAAACTTACTTTTACTGCAGGTTCTTTGCCAAGTTCTGTAAGTGGTGCAGTTGATCCTGACTTTAAATCATTAGCAAATTCTCCACTAAACGTTGTTTATGAACAGACCAAAGTTGCTTTGGATGCTGTCAAAACTACTATGGGTAATGATAGTGGCACAATGCTAATGCGTGGATATGGTGAGTATTATCCATTCCGCAACCTGACATTAAACTTCAATGGTGGACGCCAAAGAATTTATTGGCGTCATGGAGTATATCGTGTTACTAATCAAGGATCTAGTTGGTCTAGTGGTAGTTATGTCGATAGTCCAAACTTTTCCACTTTAAGTGGATTTGCTAATGGTAAGGCATTTGATCCATTCTCAACGAATGGTAATATTGGTGGTAGGGGATTTTATATGATTCAAACTCCTTATAATAATAATACGCAAGTACCATATCATATTAATGCTTGGCAAGTACCACCTCCAGCAGATACTGGTGGCACTAGAACTAGAATGTATAAGTCAGGTGATGCAACTTATAATTATCGTCGTGGTGGTACTATTGAAAATGTTAATAATGCACATTCTAATTGGAACACAAGTTTAGGTAATGGTTGGGAATATACTTATGAATGTAGCTATCATGTACCAGATAACACATATCATGGATTTATTTGTATGACTGTTATCTTGTCCAATAGCAATTGGACTGGATATGTAGATAAATGGACAACTTCTGGAACCAATAATACTAATCATAATCTTAATTTTACTAGTACACGATATTTGCATGCAAATGCTGATTCGGGATATGGTGGATCAAGATATCACATTGAAGTGATAATTCCTGTTAAGGCAGGTTCTAATGCATTAAATTATGGTGCTAGTGGTAATACTATCACTAATGCTACAATCGCAAATCAAATCGCATCTACTGTTGCTAATGCATTAACTAATCCAGATTTGTCTACTGCTGGTGGAATTGTTTATGCTAAAAATGTAGATTCTAATAGATTTGGACTTCAAAATCTCATTGGTGTTACTTATGATATTGATAGTGCTGGAGCATCTCCATTTACTTTCCAGACAGAAGTAAAGACCGGTGGTGTTGATGGATATATTGATATTGATAATACCACAAACACTTCAATGTCTAGTTTTTCTCAGACAGAAATTCCTAGAAGACAATTGGTTGCTGCTCAATCTGAGGTTGTTAATATTGATAATGTCATCTATATCAATAAGGATCAGTGCAAATTGAAGACCGCTCAGAAGGTTATCTACAACGAATCTGGTGGAACAATTCCAAGGGATAATTATACAGACAATCTTATTGATGGTACTACTTATTATGCAGTTTCTAATGGACCAAATCATTTCCAATTAGCAGATACTGTTAGTGATGCTCAGTCCGGAAACGTTATTTCTTTGGGAACTACGTCAGTAGGAACATTTACTTTTACAGTTCCTTCAATTTCTGGAATCTCTTCTGCTCGTGGTTCTATTGGGATGTCCTCAGAATCTACTACCGTAACAGGCACAGAAACATTATTTAAGAGATTCTTCCGCGAAGGTGATCCATTTATTGTTGCAAACACTGATAATCCACCAGCGTATGAAACTTATACTGTTGCATCAGTTATTGATGACCAAGAACTAACGCTTACAGGTACGCCTGGAGCTGACTTAGTGGATGGAGAACATTTTGTTGAAACAAAGGTCAATACGAGACCAGATGGTACATTCATTCATAGACCATTTGATGGTGGTGTTGAAATTACAGCAGGTAGTTCACCAAATAGTTCTATTGTTAGACAGACTCGTAAGTATTTCCGTTATCAGTCTGGTAAGGGTATTCAGTGTTCTGTTGCTATCAATTTTAGTCCATCTAGAATTATCAGCAGTGTTGTAGGTACTGCTAATACTACGTTAGCAACTAAAACTTTCAGAGTTGGTGTTAATAATATTGACAATAGTGCTTATAGTATTTCTGGTTCGGATAGAGATGGAAATCTTCTTGGCGATAATCAGACGATTACTTTAATGACAGGTGATACTGCTCAGTTTGTTGTCAGTGCCCCAGGACATCCATTTTATATCAAGACTTCTGCAACAACTGGTACTGGAAACACAGTTACTCAGGGTACATTTGTAGGACTTGGAACTGATTCTGGTACTGTTACATGGGATACTACTGGTGTTACTCCAGGAACATATTTCTATCAGTGCGAAAATCATGCATCAATGAATGGAAATCTTATTGTTGAGGGAGTTGGTATTACCACAAATATTGCTAGAGCGACTACTAGGTATCCTCACGGTTTAACTAGAAATTCTAGTATTACTTTGAGAGGTGCTTCTGATAATGCTTACGTTGGTCAGACTGATATTCAAGCAGCGGATGATTTTACGTTTGATTTCTATACAAGAGGAAACTTTGGTTCATCTGTTCCTAATGGTGTTATTGAGTATAGTGTAGATCAATGGACAAGTAGTGCTGTACGTACAGGACTCTTTGATTATCAAAACGGAATGTTCTTCGAATATGATGGTTCGACATTATATGCAGTAAGAAGATCATCGGTTCAACAGTTAAGTGGAACTGTTTCAGTTCAAAAAGATAGTAATATCGTTTCTGGAACTGATACCAATCTATCTGGACAACTTTCTGTTGGAAACTTTGTTGTTATTAGAGGTATGAGTTATAGAGTCACTAACCTCCCATCTAAAACCGAGATGCATATTCAACCTGCATATCGTGGTGTAACAACAACTGGTATTATCGTCACAAAGACTATTGATACTAAAGTCGCACAGCAAGATTGGAATATTGATAAGGCAGATGGAACTGGACCTTCTGGATTTAATCTTGATATCAATAAGATTCAGATGGCATACATTGATTATTCTTGGTATGGTGCTGGTAAGATTCGCTTTGGATTTAAGGATGCTAACGGTCATGTCAAATATATGCACTCCTTCTTACACAACAACAGACTAGAAGAAGCATATATGAGATCAGGTAATATTCCTGCTCGATATGAAATTGAGAACACAAACAATGCTGTTCCAACATTTGTCCCATCCTTGTTCCACTGGGGTACCTCAGTTATTATGGATGGTAGATTTGACGATGATAAAGCGTATCTCTTTACCGCTCCATCTAATTCACTTTCATTCACGAATGGTGACTCTACCAGTGCTACTGCAAATACTAATTCTTCTTTGGTTAGATATTGGAATAACAACAACAGAAATTATGATTGGTATACTAGAATTAGATTCCCAAGCACGGATGCTTCTAAGTTTGCAACTGGTACTAAACTTTATACCAATGACGGTGGATTGGATGGTGAGGAAGTATCATTCATTCAGTATTCTGGTAGTAATGTAAACGTACATGTTTATGCAGGAGCAACAAACAGATACAATATTCAACCTGCAACATATCCAACAGTTTCTAATGCTGAAGTAGTTTACATTGGTGCTCCTTCAAGTGGTGGAGATCAAGTAAATCTTCAGGATGAAGTTCCTCTTATCAGTATTAGACTCGCACCTTCTGTTGATAACAACCTCACTGGTTCTTTGGGTCAGAGAGAAATTATCAACCGAATGCAGTTGCAGTTGAAGCAGTTGGGTATTACTCTTTCACACGACTGTACAGTTGACTTGATTCTGAATGGTTCTATCAGTAATAGATCTTTTGAAGATGTTACATCACCATCTCTTTCTGAACTTGTTAAGCACAATGCAGGTGACAAAATTATTGGTGGAACTAAGATCTTCTCTTTGAGAGCATCTGGTGGTACAGAAGACTCGAATGGTAAGAGACTTTCTAATACCAGTGAATTTGATATCTCTCAGATTACTGACTTGGGCAACGCAATTAACGGTGGAGATGGTGCATTCCCCAATGGACCTGACATCTTGACGATTGCAATTCATCCAGTCGATACTTCTGAAATTAACGCAACTTCACCTCTTGCAGTTTCTTCCAGAATTACCTGGACCGAATCGCAGGCATAATAAATAACTAAAAACCCAGAATGGCTAATAATAGGGAGTTATCACAACTAGGTTCAATAGTCAGTGTAGATGACTCTAACAGGACGCTTGGACTTGGTGCTAGTGTTGGTATCGGTACAACAGTTGCCGATTACCAACTTGACGTTAATGGTGACATCAATTTTGAGGGTGACTTATATCAGAGAGGTCAGTTATTTACTTCTGGTGTCGGCATTGGTTCTGACGGTGTAAATAGTCAGACTGGTATTACAACATATAGAGTCGGTGTTGGGTTCACCGATATTATGTTTGTTGGTACTGGATTATCAATTACTGGATACGGTTCTACTGTTGTTGTAGACTTGGGTGACATTTCTGCTGCATCTGCTGGTCAGGGTGGAGATGATGTCATCCGTCTTGCTATCGCGTTTGGATAGTAATATAAATATTTGGAGGTCTTGATTATGGATGCCCTAGGATAATAAACAATGGCAAATACTTTCAAGTTAAAAACAAAAGCAAGTGTGGGGGTAACGTCGGAGAACATTTACGTTGTTCCTGCATCGACCACGACGACTATTATTGGCATTACACTTGCTAATACCTCTGGTAGTAGTATTAATGTTGGGGTTGGTATTACAAGGACATCAGAAGATGATGTACACCTCTTAAAGAATGTACCTATTCCTCAGGGATCATCTCTTGAAGTTATGCAAGGAAATAAAATCGTTTTAGAAACCACAGACACTTTTACTGCAAAGAGTGATGTTAGTGGAAGTCTTGACGTATCCTTAACTATCTTGGAGATGACTTGATATGGGACTTACTAGAATTGATGGCGAGTTATTCAAAAAACCGGTAGGTATAGGTACAAATTTAACTATATCTGAAGAAGGAAATATTAATACAACAGGAGTCATTACTGCAACTCAGTTTGTTGGTGATGCCACAGGTTTAACTGGTGTTGGTCTTGGGACAGATATCAATATTAACACCACAGGAATTATTACCGCTTCAAAATTTTATGGTGATATTTCTGAGGCAACTGGTGCAGCAGCAGGTCTTGGTACGGCACTGAGTCAGGATTTAAATAGTCCTCTCAATAAGATTTATTTTACTGATACGACTTTACATATTAATAGTAATACTACCGTTGATGTACCAGAATCATCAATGGCTGCATACACCCAATATAGTGAGGTAGCAGTATCTGATACAGTTGATTTTATTGTTAGTGAAGGTGATGATTTTATTCCTGATATTTTAGGAATTGGAACCGAAACCCGTGGAACAATGACGGGTAATGGGGGTAGAGTTCGTGCAGATAATTTTTCAGATAGATCTGGTGCTGGTGCTCCCACTTTTCAAACAGGTCTTCGAGTAACTGGTGTTGCAACTGCAACTTCTTTCGATGGTAATTTGACTGGTGATGTAACAGCAAATCAGATTACCGTTGGTGATACATTCTTAAAACCACAATCTATTGGTATTGGCACTACAACAACAGTAGGTCGTAATGCTGGTGTTAGTACTGCTATTGGAACTATAATTTATAATGCATCGGTAAATCAAATTCAAGCATATGGACCATCTGGTTGGGTTAATGTAAAATCAATAAATCCAACAGGATTAACTGCCACTGGGGGAATTATTAAAGATTATGATGATGGTATAAACAAATATAGATCACATATATTTAATTCATCTGGTACATTTGAAGTAACAGGATTATCAGATGATTTTGATAACGTTATTGATTATATGGTAGTTGCTGGCGGTGGTGCTGGCGGTGATGATGGACCTGCTGGTAACTGTGCTGGCGGCGGTGGTGCTGGTGGACTGTATTATAGCTCTGCATTTAATGTTTCAATACAGAGTTATAACGTAGTTATTGGTGCAGGTGGAGCTATGTCTTCCAATCCTGTAAATGGTAATGGTGGACCTTCATCTTTTGGCACTATTACGATGAATGGTGGTGGTGCTGGCGCTGCACAAAATGGAGATCTGCCTGCACAACATGGAGGTTCTGGTGGCGGTGCTGCATACAACACTGCCGGTACTACCTTTGGTGGTAATGGAACTGGAAATAGCAACGGAACTGATGGTGCTGTTTCTCCTGCGATCGGATTTGGTAATTTTGGTGGGATTTTTGGTGGTCAACCATCAGCTGCTGGTGCCGGTGGAGGTGGTGCAGGTGGGATAGGGCAGTCTGTTAATTATCCTGGTCCAGGATATTCAAAAGGTCCTGGTAATAAATCTGGACAGGGTGGAGTTGGTCTTCAGTATTCTATTACTGGCATTAGTACTTATTATGCTGGTGGTGGAGGAGGGCATGGATATGCACAAATCTCACCAGGTGGTGATGGTGGTGGAGGATCTGCACATCCAACAGTAGTTGCTGCTCGTGGAGATGCTCGTGGTGTTAGAAATACTGGTGGCGGTGGCGGTGGTTGTAGTCATCCAGCTACTACAGCAGGTGGTGGTGGAAGACCTAGTTCTGGCGGTTCTGGTGTTGTTATCGTTAGATATAAGATAGGTACATCGCAAACTGCAACCGCGAAAGCAACGGGTGGTAATGTTTCCTTCTATAATGGAAAAACAATACACGCATTTACTAGTACAGGAACTTTTACTACACCCGCATCTTTTAATGAAACTTGTGAATATGTAATGATTGGTGCCGGTGGTGCTGGTGGATCTTATACTTATAGAGGTGGCGGCGGTGGTGCTGGTACTTACAAAACTGGCAGTACACCAGTCTCTGGTACAAATGCAATTAATGTAACAGTTGGAAGTGGAGGAGCAGCATTCGTTTCAGGATATCCTAGTCCTGCTGGAAACGGAAACGCTTCATCTATTGCTTTCCCCAGTACCATAACTGCACCTGGTGGCGGTATGGGTGGTTCTTGGGATGATAGAGCAGCCACTTCTGGCGGTTCTGGTGGTGGTGCAGGCGGTGGACCTTCTGCACCAGGATCAAATGGTGGTAGTTCAACTGGCGATCCGTATCCAGGAACTATTGGAGCAACACCTTCTAATGGTTGGGGACACGACGGTGGTCACACTGAGGTAAATCAGCAGCAAGGTGCTGGTGGCGGAGGAGCAGGTCAAGTAGGATATCCAAATGCATGGAGTTTATCTACATCACTAAGAGGTTTTGGTGGCGCTGGTGTTCAGATGCCTGCAACATTTAGAAATCCAGCAGGTACTATTGGAACACCTGGACCAAATCCTGGTGGATATTATGTTGGTGGTGGTGGAAATGGTGGTGGATATCCACCTGCTGGAAACCCTGCTGTTGAAACAACCAGACCAGTTGGTGGTGGTGGATATGGTGTTATGGATGCGAGTCTTCCACCATATGGTGGTGCTGGTGGTGATGGTTTAGATAATACTGGATCTGGCGGTGGTGGAACAAATTATGGAGAACCTACTTCTGGAGATGGAAGTGGTATAGGTGGTAATGGAGGTTCTGGTATTGTTCTCATCGCGTATCCAACCTAATAAATATCTAAAAGGAAAGTATCATATACTATGGCATCAGAAATTCGTGTAAATCAAATACAAAGTAGGACTGGTGTCAGTACGATAAGTTTTACTGATACTGGTCCAGTTATTTCTGGTGTCACAACAGTTCAGGGTAGTTTGACTGTTGCTGAGGGCATCTCTGGCAATCTTGATGTTTCCGGTACTATAAATGCTAACTCCATCACTGGCGATGGTTCCAATCTAACTGGAATTGTTGCAGGTCTTTTTGAAGAAAGAGCATCAGGTATCGTAACTACCTCCAACGTTGGAGTTCAAACTGCAACTCTTGAGAGTCCAGACTTAGTTGGTGCTGGTAACTCTTTTGTTGGACTTTATATTGGTGACGGTTCTTTATTCTTTAGTAGTGAATTGAATCGTCCTGGTGGATACTATATTACGACAAGCATCAATGCACTTAATGCTGGACCAGTTACTCTTGGTTCAACGATGACACTTGATGGAACTTGGGTAATTGTATAGGAGGTAGTATGGGAACTCTTAACGTATCAAATTTAAATCACACTGGGACTTTAGTAACTAGTCAATTAAATACCAATAACGCTAAAACTCACAACGGACAATTGAGTTTTGGAAGACATGAACCCAAAATGGGAGCAACTCTTCTTACTGGAGTAACTTGGGGCGAGGCTGATGATAATGCCATTAAATTGATTGGCAATATTAGTGATGCTGATACTGCAGGGTGTTATGCAATTATAGTTTCATTATATTATTCACATGGTGGTTCCACCAATCATGGATATTTGATGGGGTATTTTCATCAAACAGGTAAAAATTATCTCACAGATGGAACTTGGTTTAATCAATATCATTATGATTGGTATTATAATGTAGTAACATATGATTATATTGTTAAATGGGATCCAAATGGAACTCAATCACTCTCAGTGTATAATTCATATTCTCATAATACTAATACTAGTAACACATTTGCTTTTTATCATTCTGGAAACTTATTTGCGGGAGCATAACTATGATTATAACAACTACTGATTTTATTGCTGAAGCAGCATATTCTCTTACTGGAAATTTATCAGGTGCTCTTGCGATTCGTGGTGAAAATTCTTACGAGAATATTGAATGGAATGTCGGTATAGTAACATCAATACCAACAGAACAACAAGTTCTTGATAAAGCACAGGAACTTTATGATAATGAAGCAATGCGTAGACTAAGATTCCATCGTGACAGACTATTAACAGCGTGTGATTGGGTCGTTGTCAAAGCAAGAGAAACTAATACCAACGTTCCTGCAAAGTGGAGAAATTACAGACAGGCACTTAGAGATCTTCCGAGCACTGCATCTCCAGAAATTGCTGGTCCATATCCAATTATTAGTAACGTTGTCTGGCCAACGGAACCAACATAAATAATCACATATATGTGTGATAACTATTCTGATAAATGGCATCCGAACTTAGAGTAGATAAAATAATTCCAACGACTGGTATTCCCACTGGTGGTGGCGGTGGAATAATCCAAGTAGTACAAACTGCTAAGACAGATGCTTGGGCTGGTGATATGGCAACTAATTATCCCAATTTTGAGGAAGTAACGGGACTTAACGTCAGCATAACACCAAAATTTGCCACTAGTAAATTATTAGTAACTGCATCCGTATGTTATAGTACTCAATACTGGCAAGGTTTTGGTCAGTTATGGAGAGGTATTGGAGGAGCAACAAGAGCATTACTTCCAGGAGCTGTTGGTGCTGCTGCTGGTAATAGACCAAGGTTTAGTTTTGCTATGAATCAATATCATGGAGATAGTACTAATTCATATCAGATGTATCATGGCAGTGTAAATTATCTTGATAGTCCAAATACAACACAGGCAGTGAGTTATTCAATTGCTATGCGTTCTTTTGCTTCTGGTTATAATGTATATGTGAATAGAAATCATAATGATAGAGATCAAGCCGATTATTATGGTCGTGGAATGAGTAGTATTACTGTAATGGAGGTATCAGCATAATGTCAGAATTAAGAACAAATAGAATCGTCCCAAGAGACGGAATGCCTACTGGTGCAAGTGGTGGTGGTATCATTCAGGTTGTTTCAGTAACAAAGACTGATGCAGAATCTTTAACTGGTTCTTCTACTCCACAACTAATTCCTGGTATGCAGGCAACAATAACGCCTCAATCAGCAAGTAATAAAATTTTAGTAATGATTTCTTTACATGCTGCAGTTGCTGGTTCTTATGCATCACAATATGCTGTCTTAAGAAGAGATAGCACAGATATTGCTGTTGGTGATGCTGATGGTAATAGAAATAGAGCAACTATTTCCCTTCAAAGTCCTACTTTTTATTTTGACGCTGTTTATGGACCAGGTGTGGCTACAGTAAATCATTTAGATAGTCCAGCAACAACTTCTGCTGTAACTTATGGATTATATCATGTAGAAGCTGATAATGATGGTAATGGATTTTATGTTAACCGCTCTGAAGGTGATGCTGACACTTATAATCATAATAGAACAGTGTCATCAATCACTTTAATGGAAATCTCTGCTTAAAGCTATATCTGATCTTTAAAAGCAACAAACATAGTCTACTTATAATTCAAGATCTTGTCAAGATTGACAGTCTGTAAAATCTGATATATAATGAGCCTGAAAAGATTATTTGTATATGGCTTACTTGACTTGTTGGCATATGACTAATTTGCCGACTGAAATTGTCGAAATCATAGAGAAAGACGTTCAATCATTTGATGCAGTTGCAAAGGACTCCCAGATTATGGGAGAGCAAGTTGATAAGGTAATCCGTAATAGTAAGAATGCTTGGATTCCCACTTCTCACTGGATTGGTGGTTGGTTGTGGTATTATATCGATAAGATTAACAGAGAGAACTTCTGTTATGACTTGTATGATATTGATGGTGGAAGTATTCAATATACTCAATATGGTGAAGGTCAGTTCTACAACTGGCATCAAGATGCTGATATCGATACTTTCTATAAACCACAACTCGTTGCTGGTTCTGGTACTAATCTAAGTCAAGACCAAGTTACACTTCAAGGAGAAACTGTAAGGAAACTGTCTTTTGCAGTTCAACTTTCCGATCCTAGTGATTATACTGGTGGAGAGGTGCAGTTCCTTGATAATGGTGGCAAGACATACTTTGCACCTAAACAGCGTGGAACTCTGATGGTGTTTGACTCACGCACCAAGCACCGTGTCCGTCGTGTTCGCTCTGGTATGCGTAAGAGTCTTGTTGGTTGGGTTGTTGGTCCGAGGTGGAAGTGATGGAAAAGGAGTTTGTATCAACTGGTGGTGTTTATGAGGACGGGTATCAGAAATGTGCCACTCCAACTACCACTAATATGAGTAAGAATGAGTCCTTTGAGAAGAATGGATATCTTGCTATTCCAGGACTCATTGCAGACCCACAGAACCTTTACTGTGATCCCCCACTTGATGATAATGGTAATCGTCTGACGGGTCAGATGAATTACATCCGTAAGGATAAGTACAATTATATGCCTGATGAGAAGCAGGTGAATGGTTCATTAGCACGATATAATGTGCCGATGTATAAGCAACTTCATTACCTTGTCCGTAAAGAAGTAGAAAAGCGTCTTGGTATGGACTTGCTTCCTACTTACTTTTATGACCGCTTTTATTATGTGGGTCAGCAGTTGAAGCGTCATAGTGACCGTCCTGCTTGTGAAGTCAGTGTCACTCTTCAAATCAGCACTAACTCTGAAAACCCTTGGCCAATTTGGTTTGAGCGTCCTGATGGTTCTGAGTCATATGTTCTGATGAAGAACGGTGATGCTGCTGTGTATAAAGGTTGTGAGCGAGAACACTGGCGTGATCCTCTAGAATCTAAGTATAATAGGTTGCAGAGACGCTGGCGTAAAACTAGAAAGATTCAAGATGATACCTATCATCACCAAATCTTCCTGCATTATGTAAACGCACAAGGTCCTTTTGTTCATCACGCTAACGACAGATAATGTTGAATCTATTGTTCTATGCACCTCTTTATTCTTATGAGGTGAAAGAGTGGAATAGGAAGAAAAAAGCACTTCTTTCTAGAATCAATAGAAGTGATTTTGGATATCACGGTCTGAATACCTTTCAGACCGATAGACACACTAAAAAGAATAGATACTCTCTTGACTTTGAGGGTATCTTTTCTGAGGAGTTGGATGAGTTCAAAAAAGAAGCAAACTTGGAGTATCTCCGAGTGATGGATATCTGGACTCTAAAATACACTAAGAAGACAGAAAATCACTGTCCTCATAATCATCGGTCTATTGGTTACACTGGACTGATGTATCTTGAATATGATGAAAAGGTACATACACCAACCAAGTTCATTGGACCGTGGAATGACCCAGTATCAGATACAACTAACATTGTATCGATACCAGAACCGAAAGAAGGAGTGATGTATATTTGGCCAAGTGTATTAGTACATTATGCTGATGCAATGCAGACAAATAAGTTGCGTATGATAACCTCTTGGGATATGGAAGTGCGATAAATAAAAGAAAATAGTCATCATAAATGGCGTTTACAAAGATCGTAAACACTGGTATTGGTACCATTACTGATCCATTTTCAGTCCCTAAGGGAACGACTGCGAATAGACCAGTAGGTATCAGTTCTGGTGTTATTCGTTATAATGTAACAACATCACAATTTGAAGGATATTCAAATTCTTGGGGAAGTCTGGGAGGAGGAGCCGTCGGCGGCGGTCAGGATACGGTCTTCTTTGAGAATTCAAATACTGTGACTCAGAGTTATCAGATTAGCAGTGGGAAGAACGCAATGACAGCGGGACCTATAACTTTGGATCCCAGTGTAGTCATTACTATTCCATCTGGGTCTGTCTGGACTATTGTATAAGGAGAAGATAAATGCCAGTATCTATTAGTGGTTCAGGTTCAATAACAGGTGTATCTACATTCTCAGAATTATCAGAGTTAGAAGTTTCTGGTAATGTGAGTATTGGTGGAACACTGACTTATGATGACGTAACTAATATTGATTCTATTGGTATTGTTACTGCAAGAGGTGGTGTTGTTGGCGATTTGACCGGTGATGTTAATGCTGGTTTGATAACGGCAACCTCTAGTATTACAGTTGGCAATTCTTTCCTAAGATCAAATGCACTTGGGTTGGGTCAAACAACAACTGCGGGACGTAATGCTGGTGTTGGTACTGATGCAGGAACTGTAGTTTATAATTCTGATAATCATTTTGTAGAACTTTATAATGGAGATCAATGGGTAGCAGTTGGTGGTGGTAAGTATCTCCAAGCAACAGGTGGTTCAGATGTTGTTGATTATGTAGAGGGTGGTATTCTCTATCGAGCACATATTTTTAGAGGAACTTCAGACTTTACAGTTACTGATGCTCCTGCTGTTAATAATAAAGTTGAGGTATTGATTGTTGCTGGTGGTGGATCTGGTGGTTCTGCTGGCGGTGGTGGTGCTGGTGGATTACTTTATAGAAAGAATGTTCCAGTTGAAACTTCACCTGGTGTTTATACAATGACTGTTGGTGGCGGTGGAGCACAACTTACCGCTATTAGTGGTGGAAATGCTGGCACAGATTCATCTGCTTTTGGGTTTCTTGCTATTGGTGGCGGCGGTGGAGGAGCTTATGTTAGTAGTCCCACCAAGAGCACAGGTTCTTTTGGTCGTGCAGGTGGATCAGGTGGTGGTGGTGGATGGCTTGGTCCTGGTGGACCTGCTGAGGATTCTCAAATTCACGTTACTGGTGGAATCGCACTCAATCAAGAGCAGGGACATCCAGGTGGTTACGGTTCTCCTGGTCAACATTCTGCATGGTATTATGTTGGCGGCGGTGGTGGTGCTGGATCTCAGGGAGAACCACACTACTTTACAAAATCTGGTGACGGTGGAGACGGATTAGACTTTACAATTTCTGGTCAGCGTCGTTGGTATGCTGGTGGTGGCGGTGGTGGTGCTCAGGGATCTACTGCTTCCAATTTTCCAAATAACACTACTCTTGATACTAGACCAAAAGGTATAGGAAAGGCAGGCAATGGTGGTCGCGGCGGTGGCGGCGGCGGTGGAATGTGGCGAGGTGGAATGTGGGGTACTGGTGGTTATGTAGGAGAAGGTGCAGAACCTGGACAACCAGGAGCTCCTAATACCAGAGTCACTCCTGCTGACTCGGGTGCTGGTGCACCGGCAGCAGTCGCATCATTTGGTGCTGGTGAATCAGGCACCCATGATGGTAAAGGTGGAAAAGGAGCAACAAACACTGGTGGCGGTGGCGGTGGAATGGGTATTAGCGTTACCTTAGGTGGTGCTGGTGGTTCTGGTGTTGTTATTGTTAGATATCCAATCGGGATTGATAATAGAGTTGCAAAAGCAACTGGTGGTGCTATTTCATATGCTAATGGAAAAACCATTCATAAATTCGAGGCATCGGGTACATTTACTGTTACAAACCCATCGTTAACATCTGTTGATTATCTTGTAGTTGGTGGTGGTGGTTCTGGTGGACAAGGATTTAATGATAATGCCGCTGGTGGTGGCGGTGGTGCTGGTGGTATGAGATCTAGTGATCCTGGTATGCCAGCACCAATGAGAGGAACTGCATTGCCTGTTAGTGCTACTACTGGTACTTATCCTGTTGTTATCGGTAGTGGTGGTTCAGGACCTGCAACAGTACATTATCCAGGATCTCTTATTCCTACTGCTGGATATCCAGGTTCATTCTCTGAATTTGGAAACGGAACACCAGCACCAATAAGATCTGAAGGTGGTGGTGCAGGTGGTGCTTGGAGACCTGGACCAAGCCCAGTTGGACCTGGACACGTTGGAGGTTCTGGTGGCGGTGGTGCTCCATCATCGGCATGGCCAGATCATGGTGCTTCTTCAAACTCTGGAAATTTTGTTGCCAATGATCCTACACAACCAGTTCCCGTTCAGGGTTCTTCTGGTGGTGTTAATGGACCATATGCTCCAAACAATGCAGGTTCAAATGCTGCCTCTGGTGGCGGTGGTGCTGGTGGTAGTGGTTCTGATGGTGGTGGTGGTCATGGTGGAGCTGGAGGCGCTGGAATTCGCCTGAATATTAGTGGATATGATAAACTTTACGCTGGTGGTGGCGGTGGTGGTGCGACTTTTGGTGGTCGAGGTCAAAATGGTTCCGGTGGTTTTGGTGGTTATGGTTCTGTTGCAGGACAAGATGGTGTAAATGGAACTGGTGGAGGAGGCGGCGGTGGTGGTGCTGGTTTCCCAACTGCTGGACATGCCAATCGTGCAGGTAATGGGGGTAATGGTATCGTCATCATTTCTTATCCAACTTAATATTTTCTTAATCACTTTGTGTGATTCAACACAAAGTTGCACGTTTGAAAGTACCCACTAGTATAGCTAGTAAGTATTTCAAACTAAAAACAAATGGACAAAACATCCTACGAGAATTGGGTGAGAGTCAAAGAAGCTTTAGAATCATCAGGAAATACAGACAATTTTTATTATCGACGGGCTTGTGCTATAGTTTCAGGAGGACCTGACCCGATGGACAACTTACCCAATGTCTCACAGGATGGATGAAATTAAACCAGTTCATTATGTCACTCAAGAAGAGTGTCAGGAGATGATTGATGCTGCAATACGCCGACATAATCGTAATGCTGGAATTATCAGTATGTGTGTTGGGTGGGTTGTTCTTGCACTTTTTGCTGAGGGTCTTCTTCGACTTATCGGAGTAATTGATCCAATATTTCCTTGGTTAAAAATTACTTTAAACTAATGTCCGAAGAAGACTACAAAGAGTTACAGGAAAGAGTTAAATCCCTTAGAATGCAATTATTATTTGAAGAACCTTGTCCTCTCTATGAGGAGGATGAAGATGGAGTGGTCTGAGCTCATCAACTTGATTTCCAATGTTTTATATCTCTATGTTGCTTGGTTAAGCGGCGTTCTTTTGGGATATATCATAGGAATTCGAAGTTAATACATACATCTAGGATTGTAAAAATTTATGAAAGTAGGAATGATTGGATTGGGACGGATGGGCGAAGGTATGTCCCGCCGTCTTATTGCAGAAGGACACGAAGTATGGGGGTACAGAAACAACTATGCAAAAGCTCAAGAACAATTTGAAGCGGGTTATATCAGTGGATGTACCACTTCTCTGGAAAGCCTTGTTCAAGTAGTTCACAATGGATCAGAACTGACTGGTAAAGTGCCAGGAATTTTTATGATGGTAGTGCCAGCAGAAACCGTGGAGGACACACTAAATGAGTTACTACAATTTTGTGTGGAAGGAGATATTATTATTGATCATGGCAATAGCAATTTTAAGGACTCTCGCAAAAGGGCAGAAAGGTTGTCTAAGTTGGGCATCCAATATCTTGACTGTGGCACTTCTGGTGGTGTTTACGGTTTGGAGCGTGGATACTGTCTTATGGTTGGTGGTGCAAATCATGCAGTATCCGTCTGCCGTCCTATCTTTGACGCCCTCGCACCAGGCATTGATGCTGCCCCACGAACTACCGACAGACGTGGTTACGAGCTCTATCCAGAAGAGTACGGATGGATGCATTGCGGCGATCCAGGCGCTGGTCACTTTGTAAAGATGGTGCATAATGGTATCGAGTATGGTATCATGCAGGCATATGCTGAAGGATTTAACATCCTACACGAAGCAAATGCAGGTTCCAAGTATGTCAAAGCAGGAGATGCTGAGGTTGCTCCGATGGAGAATCCAGAAGATTATCAATATGATATTGACGTTGCTAAAGTGGCTGAGTTATGGCGTCGCGGTAGCGTTATTGGCAGCTGGTTACTTGATCTTACCGCTGATGTACTTAGGAGCGATCGAGAGCTTAGCAAGTTCGATGGGGGAGTCAGCGATAGTGGTGAGGGTCGTTGGACGGTTCACGCTGCTGTGGATCTTGGGGTACCCGCTCCTGTTATCAGTAGTGCTTTGTATGAACGTTTTAATTCACGCCGTCTTGGTGCTTTCGCGGCCAAGGTTCTAAACGGTATGCGGGCAATGTTCGGAGGACACGATGTTAGGTAATGCACTCACCTGGATTTCAATACCGTTTGTACTATCCACGATATATTTCGGGATACGAAAAGGTGAAAATGTATACTACGAATCAGACAAATACGATGGAAACGGAACCGCTCACTAGTGGTATAGTTATCTTCGGAGCAACGGGAGACCTTTGCAAGAAGAAACTTATACCTGCACTTTATAAACTCTGGGAGAAAGATCTTCTTCCAGAGAATTTTGTCATTACTGGTTCTGCTAGAAGAGAACCTACCGCACAAATGTGGAAGGAATCTCTTGGAGAATATCCAGAAGAGTTTTTACATCATCTGGATTATATTAGAACAGATTTGGATATGCCAGAGACTCTGGCACACTTACCAGATTATCTGGAAGATAATACTTACTTCTTGTCCGTACCGCCAGAACGCTATGAGAATGCTATCGTCAATCTCAAAGAAGCAGGACTCCTCAATGACCCAGAAAGGTCCAGGGTGGTTATCGAAAAACCCTTTGGACACGACTATAAATCTGCTGATAATTTACAGTCTGTGGTGGAGCGACATCTACGCGAGAAACAGGTCTATCGCATTGACCATTATCTTGGTAAAGATACTGTTAATAACATTCTCGCTACTAGGTTTAGCAACATTTTGTTGGAACCACTTTGGAATCGTCAATACATAGAAGAAGTGCAAATCTTTGCAACTGAAACTATCAGTTGTGATGGGCGAGCACAATATTATGAAACTGCTGGTGCAGTCCGTGATATGTTGCAGAACCATATCTTACAGGTTCTTGCATTGATTGCTATGGAACCACCTAGCAAAATGAATGCTAGGGAGGTTCGTCGTGAGAAAACAAAAGTTCTTGCTGCTACTCGTTTAGGGAGGGATGTAATCTTTGGACAATACGCAGGCTACCGTGATGAAGAGGGTGTTGATCCTAACAGTATCACTCCTACCTTCGTCGCTGGTTCTCTTTATGTCGATAACTGGCGTTGGGAGGGTGTTCCTTTTCGCGTCTTAACTGGTAAGAAGATGCCTTATGGTTGTGTGGAAGTTGTTATCAAACTCAAAGAACCACCGCTAAAACTCTACGATGGAGAAGTTAAAGATCGCATTGTTATTCGTCTCCAACCTAGTCCTCATCTTGATATTAGTCTCGACATTAAATCTCCTGGGCTTAATGATAATCTTGAACTCGCTACTCTCACCCACGAGTACCCCCAAGACAGAGCAATCGATGGATATGAAAAACTCTTATACGATGCCATCAACGGAGACCAATCACATTTTGTTCACGCCGATGAGGTAATGGAATCATGGAGAATTGTAGATGATTTACTTTGCACTGGGAGTTCTTGCCCCATACGCACTGCTCCATACCTTTATACTGGTGGGTGGGGACCACAACACAAAGTAGACTTTTTAACTGATTGGGATTATCCAGCATGACTTTATTATTCGTATTTGCTTTTACTTCACTGCTCATTGCTGGAATGCAATTAACATGGCCAGGAAGATACCGTGGATAACTCATCCACAGTTTTAGAATGGATAGGTGTAGTCCTTGCATTTTTGTTTGGACTCACTATGATATGTCAAGGACACTTCATCTATCATCAAAAACATGGATACTCCAGAAAAGAAACCGAAGATCCCGAAGCAAGGGACAGAGTTAGAAGACAAATTGAAAAAGCTCTCAAAGGAAAAGGAGAGACAAAAGAGGATTGAAGAGGTTGCGAGGCAGATGCATCCTCATAATGATGAACCTGATCCTACTGCCTATATGGGAAACTACAACTTCCCTCAAATGCTTTTTGCTTTCTGCCTTGGATTTGCAACTATGTTTGTCCTCTCTATTAAAGAGATAGAAAATTTCAAAGGATGTCCTTTCCCCGCATATTTCGATGATCCACCACGTTCAACTATTCGTTAGACATACGATGGAAAGTCCTTGGGGCATTGGTATTTTATCCCTCGCACTGGTCGTCGTTCCTATTATTGGTATGGATATGGTTCACAAATATGGATGGGAACACTGGGAACCATTCAATAAACCATTTGACAAGTGGTTCGAGAAGTAGTATAATTTAGAGGTCAAGAGGGGTCACCACCCACCACCACCTCTCTTGGCTGCGGTACTTCTCTTTGGTAGGTTCTGGAGTAGCGGCGATGAGGAACCTACCACTTCGGGGTGTAGTTCAGTTTGGTAGAACGCTGCTTTTGGGAAGCAGAGGTCGTAGGTTCGAATCCTGTCACCCCGATTGCCAGTTTCCTTGCTGGCATCTTGACTATATAAAGTCAAGCAATTATAATACAAGGGTAAACCAAACACAACAATGGCACTGACTGAAAAATTCAAGAAAGACATCAGCACTCTCCGTGCTGCTGCCAATGGCGAAATTTTCCTTGATGTAAAGAATCCGAAACTTTTCAAAAAGGTGCGCCGCTTCTATGAAAACAATGGAGTGGTGTTTTCAGGTGAACCGCTTGATGATTATGAAATGTTGATGGAACAGATTTACGCTGATCTTGAAACTGTTGAGGTTGCACAATGAAAGTGGTAAAAAAACCCACCGTTCTTCTTGAACGGTTCCCTTATCGTTATATTCAAGTCGGCAAATTGGAAATCAATGGTATGCCCGATTGTCGCATTCAAAAAGTAGATTCATACACAGGTCGATACCGCGATATGTATCTTTGTGATAATGAAATGCAGTTGTTGACTGCTATGGAAGATCACGATTACACTTGCTGGTTGGATCCCGATGGTGTTCCTGCTTATCGTAAAGACTCGGTATCGTCTCAAAACTAGCCCTGGTCGGTGAAGGATCCCCTTCAATCCCGAAGTTTCCTAGTTCTTAAAACTAGGTGGTGGAGTCATTAGACCCTCTTTGGTTTCTTGCTTCCTAAAAGCAAGTGGTGCGGATGGGATTATCTCCCGCCAGGTTTCTTATTTCCTGTAAAAGAATAAGTGGCGTGCATGTAAAGACCTAGATAGGACGGTTGCATAAACCGTCCTTTTTTAGTATAATGAACAAAACAACTATAATATGAAAGTTGCTCTAATTACT